ATCAGTCGGGGAATGGGAATAATCAATCCCAGCAAAGTGCCCAAAATCAAGGCACGACGGGATAACACAGACTTTAAAGAGTACGCTAAAGGCGGGACGGTCAATGCGGCTGGTAACTATACGAAGCCAGATCTTCGCAAGCGTATCGTTGCCCAAGTAAAAGCTGCGGCCACGCAAGGCACGGGAGCAGGAAAATGGTCCGCAAGAAAGGCTCAGCTTGTGGCGAAAAAGTACAAAGCAGCAGGAGGTGGATATCGTGACTGATGCTTATGAAATGAATGACGAGGAAAAGAAACGCCTCAAGGCCGAACTTACAAATGTAAACATTGGCGAAGGAGGGGTGGGAGCCTCGGGAAGGGTGAGCTACAAACTTCCTCTTGATAAAAAATCAGAACTAGAAGCCTATGCAGATATTGAGGCGCAAAAGCGCAAAGGGCAAAAACTTGCTTTGTCCTCTCCCATGTTTGGAATTGGTTATACAAGGAATTTCAACAAAGGCGGTAAAGTAAAATCAGCATCGTCCCGTGCTGATGGTGTTGCACAGCGTGGCAAGACTCGCGGAATAATGATTTAACAAAGAAGTTATCGTGATTCATTTTATCCAAAAACAGCTTGACGCATCCGAAAGACTATTTAATATGATGGTCGAGGACAATAGGTTAAGAACCCAGAATTTGCAGATGTGGGTTGATATGAATGAAAGCTTTCAAAAGAAGTTAGCAGAACGCGACGCAGAAATTGAAAAGCTCAGATCAAAGCTATCTCAATATGAGATAGGTGAAAAACTTTAAGTGAGGTGTGTGATGCCAAAAAACTTTCCAGATTTAAATGACGACGGCAAAGTAACCCGTGCGGATGTTCTCAAAGGTCGCGGGGTTCCCGGATTTAAAGGTGGCAAATGGATTCAAGAAGCCATTAAGAAACCGGGAGCCTTAAAAAAATCTTTGGGTGTTAAAGCTGGGGAAAAAATCCCCGCAGGTAAATTAGCCAAAGCGGCAAAAGCCCCCGGTAAAATGGGTCAGCGAGCAAGGCTTGCACAAACCCTAAAGAAGATGAAGTGAGAATATTATGAATAAATATCTAGGACACTCGGAGGATTGTGCAATTCATCAGGAAGATGGACCATGCACTTGCGGGACAGAAGAAATACTTGAAGAATTAGCTTTTGAAGAAGCGGGTTTGACAAAAGAAGATTTTGAATGAAGGCTCCGCAGCAATCGTTAAAAGACTGGGGCGATCAGAAATGGCGTACCAAAAGTGGTAAACCGTCTAGTAAGACTGGTGAGCGGTATCTCCCGTCGGCGGCAATTAATGCACTTAGCCCAGCGGAATATGCAGCAACCACAAGAGCCAAAAGAGCGGGAAAGGCCAAGGGCAAGCAGTTTGTGGCGCAGCCCAAAAGCATCGCAAAAAAAGTCGCGCCATTTAGGAAGGTGGGCAAATGACAACAACCGGACTGACGGCATTCAATCCCAATTTAAATGAGATTGTAGAAGAAGCATTTGAGCGATGCGGAAGAGAACTTCGTTCGGGCTATGACTTACGCACCGCAAGACGTTCATTGAATCTTCTTCTATCTGAATGGGCAAATAGGGGGATCAACCTTTGGACCATGGAGCAAGGGGCTATTCAGCTCTATGCCAATCAAATAACTTACCCGCTTCCAATCAATACAGTCGATCTTGTTGAAACAACCATTCGCACGGGGGTTGGATCAAATCAAACAGACATCAATATTAGTAGGATTTCGGTAAGCACCTATTCGACAATCCCAAACAAACTCGCAACCGGGCGCCCCATTCAAATTTACATCGACAGACTAGGTGGACAAACTTATGTATTCACGGGAACCTTGGCCACGAATCTCACCTCGTCGGTTACGACAATACCAATGTCTTCTCTCTCGGGGGTGCCATATGCAGGATATGCAAACATTGGATCGGAAACAATTTATTACTACGGTACTAGCACCCAAGCACAAAACGTGGCTACAGGCGTTTCGGCATTTGCTACGCTGAATAATGTATTGAGAGGCCAAAACAACACAATAGCAGCCTCCCATAGTTCGGGAGCCACGGTAAGCAATACGCAGTTTCCCAATGTAACGGTATGGCCGGCCCCTGATCAGGGATCAATCACAACACCGTACTACACACTGGTTTATTGGAGACTTCGCAGAATCCAGGACGCAGGGAATGGTGTTAACGTAGAAGACATCCCATTCCGATTCCAAGAGGCTTTAATTTCAGGACTGGCTTATAAGCTATCCATGAAAGTAGAAGGGGGGCTCGAGAGAATGGCCATGTTAAAAGCTCAATACGACGAAGCATGGCAATTAGCCTCTGAAGAAGATCGAGAGAAGGCTCCCCTTAGATTGGTCCCGCGCCAAGGCTTTCTAGGATTTGGTGGCTACTAAAATGCCTACACCAACACAATTAGCTTGGGCCGCTGGTTTCTTTGATGGCGAAGGATGCGTCATTGTTGAGCTAGCAAAAAATGATAGATGTAGACATGGCATAAGAACTGTACTTCATGCTCAGGTTAGCCAAACAAATGTGCCATGCTTAGAGTTACTGATGAACTGGTTTGGTGGGAAAATTGTAGCAAGCAAAGATCGTACGCCAAATGGCAGAAGATGGTCTGTTCAATATAGGTGGGGAGTAAAAAACGACTTGGCGATTGAGTTTTTAAGCCAAATCCATCAGTACACAGTAGTAAAACATGAACAAATTTCCGTGGCGTTGAAATATCCAATACGAGACCCAAACGGAAAGAAATACGGCAACCAGTCAAATCCAATACCAGATGAAGTTATGCAAGCAAGGCTTGACATGAGAAAGATGTTGCAAGAAATAAGGGCGTCTATGAAAGAGCCAGCTCAACCCCATTGGACAGAAAATGCCGAATAAATTTGCCTCGGGTAAGTTTGCCATAGCGCAGTGTGATATCTGCGGATTTCGGTATAAACTTAAGCAACTGAAGGGCTTGGTAATTAAGACAAAAAATGTCAATATATTGGCATGTCCTGAGTGTTGGAACCCAGATCAACCTCAGTTGCAATTAGGAATGTATCCTGTTGATGATCCGCAGGCCGTGAGAAATCCCAGGCCCGATTCTAATTCATACTATCAATCAGGTTACAACGGTATTCAAACCGTGGATAATGTTGTTAGCACAAATCCTCTTTACACCGGAGTTCCGTTAGAAGGAAGCCGCACGATTGAATGGGGATTTAATCCGGTGGGCGGTGCAAGATCTATAGATTCGGGCATGACACCCAATCATCTCATAGGTCAAGCTTTGTTAAATAGTGTCTCAGTCTCTTAGGAGTCTATATGAAGAATGATATGAAGCAAGATAAAAAGATGATTGCTAATGCAGTTCATAAGCATGAAAAGCACATGCACCCCGGTAAGTCCATGACTAAGTTACGCAAGGGCGGCCCGACATCAGAAATGATGAGAAAGATG